GCTGCGGGGCGGCGCGCGGCTGAAGACCTCGACCGAGTTGGCGGCCGAGCGCGGGGACTTTGGCTCCGGCGGATCATCGCGGCCTGCCACGCCCTTCGACCCTGACCTGTCACGGTTTGGCTACGAGGGCGATTGAGGTGTCTGAACAGTTACGAACAGTCCGAACAGTTGGCGACCCGGAAACACCCCCGCGCGGGCGAAATGCGAAGGGTTCACTGTTCAGGCCCCCGCCACCTGTTCAGCCGAAAAGCCCAATAGGGCCAACGGCTTACGGACAGTCTGAACAGTTCGAACAGTATTCACCGGATGCGCCGTTAGCGGGCGTGCACAGCGTGGGCCCTATGCCTGCGGTGCCTCTATTCAGGTTATTGGAGGGGGATGGGATGGATCATCAAAACAGCAATCTCTCTACTTCTTCAGACCTCAGGGTCTGGATCGTGGTGACCTGCCGGCAGGCCCAGGAGGTCAGGGCCCGGGGGGAGCTGGCGCGGCAGGGCTTCGACGTCTACCTGCCCATGCGGCTGGCCTCGATCCGCCGCCCTGGACGGTCCAACGTGCGGGACCTGGTGGCGCGGCCCTTCCTGCCGGGCTACCTCTTTGTGCGGACGTCCCTGGCCCTGGGCGACTGGCGGCGGATCTGGTCCACCCTCGGGGTCAAGGGCCTGCTGGGCTCGGAAGAGCGCCCGGCGGCGGTCCGGGACTGGGTGATCGACCGGATCCGCGACCAAGAGGAAGGCGGGTTCATTAAGCTCGGCCTGGCCCCAGACGGCCCGGTCTTTCCGAAGGGCGCCCGGGTCCAGGTCAGCGGCCTGGACGGCGTCGAAGGTTTGTTCGTTGAACAAATTGACGACCGGCGCGCCTCGATCCTAATCTCACTTCTAGGGCGCGATTCGCGCGTCACCGTTGATATCGGCAAGCTCCGGTCGGCGGGTGCGAAGTGAACCTCTTCGCCGACCTCGCGCACTCGACCCTGTCCGGGCCGGGTGCGGTAGCCGTTCAGCCCTACGCCTTTCCCCATTCCTGCGGCCCTGCCGCTCCGAAGCCTTCCTGGGCACCTCTCTCCCGACTGGCCGGCGCGCTTGATCCTCTTCAGGCGCGCCGGTCTTTTCTCGTTGGGGTCACATGGGGCGCCTGAGGACAGTGAAGTCCACCCTCGCAAGCCTTCCGCCCAGGCTGGGCCGTCTCACCGACGACCACGGCCACAGCCGGACCCTCGAGCCCTGGCGCAGGTGGTACAGCCTGGCGGCCTGGTCCCGCCTGCGCCTTGAGGTCATGGTCCGCGACGGCTTTGAATGCCGCGCCTGCCAACACATCGACCCGACCGCCCGCCAGCTGGTCGCCGACCACATCCTGCCGCACCGCGGCGACCGCGCCCGCTTCTGGGCCGCCTCCAACATCCAGACCCTGTGTAAGCCCTGCCACGACAGCGTGAAGCAACGCGAGGAACGGGCGAGCGCACAGGGGAGGGGGGGGTCGAAACTCTGAGGCGCCCCGCCTCGGAGACCGGCTCTCCCCACATTCGCAGGTTTTTTTCCCGATGAGCGACAATCCGGACCCGGTCGACCTGCTGGGCGATCCCTGGGTGGAGGCCCCGGGCCGCGGGGGGCGGAAGCGTCACCGGCGACTGCCGCAAGTGGCGGAAAAGGTTGGAGTTCTTAGGGCGACGGGGGCGACGGTCGAGGCGATCGCGTCTCGGCTGGGCCTGTCGGAACCGACCCTGAGGAAGTATTATTTTCGGGAGCTTCGCTCGGGTTCCGAGCTGGCCCGCCAGGTCCTGATCGAGGCCATGTGGAAGAAGGCCCTGGGCGGCAACGTCTCGGCGGCCAACTACATCCGCCAGGAAATGGCCCGGGGCGACGCCGAGGCCTTCGTCAATTCCAGCCGCCCGGCGCAGTCCCCCAGGGCGACCACGACCGGCAAGAAGGAAGCGGCCCAGCTGGCGGCGACCACGGCCGGGCAGGGGACGGACTGGGGCAATGACCTCCTGGCCCCTGAAGCCCCGGCCGCGACCATCCAGTGAACGCCTGGCGGACTTCGGTCCCGGACTGGGAGGCCCGGATCATGTCCGGGGCCAGCCTGGTCCCGGACCTTCCCCTCTTCCCGGCCGAGCGCGACAAGGCCCTGCGGGTCTTCGACCGGCTGAGACTGCCCGACGTGATCGGCCAGCCGCCCATGGCCGAGGCCGCCGGCGACTGGATCCGGCAGATCGTGGCGACCCTCTTCGGGTCCTACGACGCCGAGGTGAACCGCCGCATGGTCCAGGAGCTTTTCCTCCTGGTGCCCAAGAAGAACGGAAAGTCGTCCTACGCCGCGGCGATCATGGTCACGGCGATGATCGTGAACCGCCGGCCGAACGCCGAATACCTGCTGATTGCCCCGACCAAGGAAATCGCCGGGATCAGCTATAGCCAGGCCGAGGGGATCATCGAGGCCGACCCCGAGCTGCTGAAGCTCTTCCACCTGCGCGGGCACGTGAAGACCATTGTGCACCGGGCGACCGGGGCCGAGCTGAAGATCAAGGCGGCCGACACGGACGTCATCACCGGGTCGAAGTCGACGGGGATCCTGATCGACGAAACCCACGTCTTCGCCACCCGCAGTAATGCTGCCGACATCTTCGTGGAAATCCGGGGCGCCCTGGCGGCGCGGCCCGACGGCTTCCTGATCCAGATCACCACCCAGTCGAAGACGCCGCCCAGCGGGGTCTTCCGGTCTGAGCTGACGATCGCCCGGGAGGTGCGGGACGGCCTGCTGGACCTGCCCCGCCTGGCGGTCCTGTACGAGCTGCCCGAGGCCGAACAGGCCAACGACGGCTGGCGTCGCCCTGAGGTCTGGGGGCGGGTCAATCCGAACCTCGGCCGCAGCGTCGATATTCAGTTCCTGCAGAATGCCCTGATCGCCGCCGAGCGGACCGGGCGCCAAGAGCTGGCCCTCCTGGCCAGCCAGCACTTCAACGTCGAAGTCGGCCTGGCCCTGAAGACCGACCGATGGGCCGGGGCGGATTACTGGCTGGCGGCGACGGATCCGAACCTCACCGGCCTCGACGACCTGATGAAGCGGTCGGACGTGGCGGTCGTCGGGATCGACGGCGGCGGCCTGGACGACCTCCTGGGCCTGGCCATCCTCGGCCGGGACCGGGAGACGGACGACTGGCTTCTGTGGTCGCACGCCTGGGCCCACCCGGCCGTGCTCGAGCGCCGCAAAGAGATCGTGCCCCTTCTGGAGCAGCTGGCGGATGAGGGCGACCTCACCATCTGCCAGGCCCCGACCCAGGACCTCGAGGACGTGGCCAACCTGGTCGAGCGGGTGGCCAAGGCCGGACTCCTGCCCCCCGCGGCGGGTGTCGGCCTGGACCCGCAAGGGGTCTCCGCCCTGGTGGACGCCCTGGCGGCCCGGGGCGTGGACGGCGACCAGGTCGTCGCCGTGCCCCAGGGCTATCGCCTGTCCGCGGCGATCTGGGGGGCCGAACGCAAGCTGGCCGACGGGACCCTGCGCCATTGCGGCCAGGGGCTCATGGCCTGGGCGGTCGGCAACGCCAAGGTCGAGCAACGCGGGAACGCGATCCTGATCACGAAACAAGCGGCCGGCAAGGCCAAGATCGACCCGCTGATGGCCGCCTTCAACGCGGTCATCCTGATGAGCCGAAACCCACAGGCCCAGCGGGCCCCGGAGATTCATTTCCTCTGATGGCCAGCCTGATCGACACCCTGAAGGCCTGGTTTGCCCCGCCCCCCGTGCGGGCGCAGGGCTATCTATTGAGCGGCCAGATCTTCGGCGAAACGCTCAACCTGGGCGGCCTGCCGGCCCTGACCGAGCGCGGGGCCCTGGCGGTCTCGGCGGTCTATGCCGCGGTCAATCTGATCTCCGGGACCATCGCGTCCCTGCCAGTCCAGGTCTACGCGCGCGCGCCCGACGGCGAGCGCCAGCGACTGCCCAGCGATAACCTCTGGTGGATCCTCAATGAGGAAATGAATCCCCGCTGGAATGCGGCGGCCGGGTGGGAGCACCTGGGCCTGTCCCTGCTGCTGCGGGGCGACGCCTTCCTGCGGATCCGGCGGAGCCGCAACGGCGAAGTCACTGGCCTGGAGCCCCTGGCCTACGGCCGGGTGACGCCCGTCGCCATGCCTGGCGGCGCCCGCCTGGTTTACGTGGTCGAGGCCGACCCCGCCCTGCCAGCGTCAACCGCGGGCGGCCGGGAGGTCCTCGACCAGGACGACATGATCCACGTCCCCGGCTTCGGGTTCGACGGCGTGACGGGCCTGAGCCCGCTCCGCAATGCCCTGCGCCTGGCGGCCCCGGTCGCCTCGGCCATGCAGGAATATTCGGCCCGGTTCTTCAGCAACGGGGCGCGCCCCGACTACGTGCTGACCACGGACCAGGGGCTGAGCCCCGAGTCGATCGCCCAGTTGCGGGAGCAGATCAACGAACGCCACGGCGGCGTGGAGAACAGCCGCAAGCCGATGCTTCTGACGAACGGGCTGAAGACCGCGCCCCTGTCGATCCCGGCCGACGAAATGCAGCTGCTGGAGAGCCGGAAGTTTGCGGTCGAGGAGATCGCCCGGATCTTCGGCGTCCCGCCCTTCATGATCGGCCACAACGAAAAGACCACCAGCTGGGGCTCGGGCGTCGAGGCCATGGGCGTCGGCTTCGTCCGGTACACACTTCGCCAGCACCTGAACAAGATCGAGACCGAGCTGAACCGGAAGCTGATCCGGTCCTCGCGAAAGGTCCTGGCCTTCGACACGACCGAGCTGGAGCGGGCCGACTTCAAGACCCTTCTCGAAGGCTTCCGGATCGCCCTGGGGCGGGCCGGGGAGTCCCCGATCATGACCGTCGAAGAAGTGCGCGAACGCCTAAGCCTGCAGCGCCAGCCGGCGACACCCTTCCCCGCCCTGGCCGCGCCCCCGCCGGCCGATCCCGAACCTTCGCCGGCGTCCGCGCCGGATCCTGAAACTGACGGAGCCGCCTGAAATGCGCCAGCTTCACCGACTGATCCAGGCGAACCGCGGCCGGGGGTCCTTCCGTGCGGAGGGCAACCGCCTCGCGGTTTACGACGTGATCGTGTCCTCGGACGCGGACGCGGCCTGGCTGGGCGGCGTCTCCGCCGAGGCCTTCGCCCGTGAGCTCCGCGCCATGACCGGCGACGTGGAGCTGCGGATCAACAGCCCCGGCGGCGACGTCTTCGCCGCCCGGGCCATGGCCCAGGCCATGCGCGAGCACCCCGGGAAGGTGACGGCCTATGTCGACGGCGTGGCCGCCTCGGCCGCCAGCCTGCTGGCCGTGAGCGCCGCCGAGACCGTCATGGCCCCCGGTTCAATGATGATGATCCATGAGGCCTGGACGATCGCCCTCGGCAACAAGGGCGACTTCCTTTCGACCGCCGCCCTCCTGGAGAAGATCGACGCCTCGATCGTCGAGACCTACCAGGCCAAGGCCGGCGGCGAGCCTGCCCAGTGGGCCGCCCAGATGGCGGCCGAGACCTGGTACACGGCGCCCGAAGCGGTCAAGGCCGGCCTGGCCGACCGCGTGTCGGACGCCCAGCCCTCCACCGCCCAGGCCGCCTGGGATCTCGGCGTCTACGACAACGCCCCCGCGCCTGCGCCTGAGCCGGTCGCGGCCCAGCTCGCCCCCGAGCCCGAGCCCGAGCCCGTCCAGGCCCAGGCCGACCCCCAGATCCAGATCCAGCACCGGACCCGCCGCCTGGCGGCCCGGCTGCTGAGCACCCCTGCCTAGGCGCACCGCGCGCAAGCAGACCCCCCGCCCGCGGCGCCCGCCCCGGCACAACCCCCAAGGAAACTGCGATGACTCAATCCATCCAGGCCATCCGCGAACAGCGCGCGGCGATTGGCAAGGAGCTTCACGCCCTGGTGAACAAGGCCGACTTCACGTCGGCCGACCAGGCGATCTACGACGCCCGCATCTCTGAGGTTGACGACCTCGACGCCCGGATCGCCCGGATCTCTGCGGTAAACGAGCGCGTCGTCTCTGACGCCCTCGAGGGCCGCGCCCTGGAGGCGACCGCCCGGGCCGTCCGCGACAATGGCGGCGACCCCCGCGCCGTCTTCCACAAGTGGCTGCGCGGCGGCGACGGCGCCCTCAACGCCGCCGACTGGGGCGTGGTCCAGAACACGATGTCCACGACCACCAATTCGGAAGGCGGCTTCGCGGTCGCGACCGAAGTGGCGACTTCGATCCTCGAGGCCCTGAAGGCCTACGGCGGGATGCGCGCCGTTGCCGACGTGATCCAGACCGCCCAGGGGAACCCGATCAACTACCCGACCTCGGACGGTACGTCTGAAGTCGGCGAGCTGATCGGCGAAAACACGACCGCCACCTCGGCGGACGTGGTCTTCGGCGTCAAGACCCTCAGTACCTACAAGTATTCCTCGAAGATCGTCGCGGTCCCTTACGAGCTTTTGCAGGACTCCTCGGTCGACGTGGAAGCCCTGGTCCGCAACCGCCTGACCACGCGCCTGGGCCGGATCACCAACACCCACTTCACCACGGGCACCGGTTCGAGCCAGCCGAACGGCATCGTCACCGCCTCAAGCGCGGGCAAGACCGGCGCGACTGGCCAGACGACTTCGGTCATCTACGACGACCTGGTCGACCTCCAGCACTCGGTCGACCCTGCCTATCGGGCGAATGGGAAGTTCATGATGAACGACCTGACCGTGCGGTCGGTTCGGAAGATCAAGGACGGCCAGTCCCGGCCGATCTTTGTTCCTGGCTACGAGGTCGGCGTCCCCGGCGGCGTGCCTGACACCCTGCTGGGCTCGCCGCTTGTGGTGAACCAGGACGTCGCGGTCATGGCCGCGAGCGCCAAGTCGATCCTCTTCGGCGACTTCTCCAACTACAAGATCCGCGACGTCATGGACGTGAGCCTCTTCCGCTTCACGGACAGCGCCTACACCAAGCTCGGCCAGGTCGGCTTCCTCGCCTGGATGCGCGCGGGCGGCCAGTTCGTCGACGTCGGCGGCTCGGTGAAGCACTACGCCAATTCGGCGAGCTAAGGCCCGGCCGGGGATTTCCGGCCATACGACGGGGGCGGGTTCGCCCGTCCCCGTTTCTTCCCCCCTTCTGATAGGCGCCCGCCATGCAAGTCCGTATCCTCTGGGTACCGCCTGGGCCGTCCGACCTGGTCTGCGGCGAGGTCTGCGACCTTCCGGAGGCCCGCGCCCTGCAGCTGGTCGCCGCCGGCGAGGCCGAGCGCCTCGAGACCGCCCCAGCCAAGGCCCGCAAGGCGAAGACTCCCGAATGACCCCCGCCTGGACCCGGCTGACCTGGACCGCGCCGTCGGCGGCGATCGTCACCGCAGCCGAGCTGAAGTCGCACCTGCGGGTGGACTTCGACGACGACGACGATCTGATGAGTGACCTGGTCGTCGCGGCCCAGAACCATATCGAGGGCCCGGAGGGCATTGGCCTAGCCCTGGGTCCCTCGACCTGGCGTCTGAGCCTGGACGCCTTCCCCGACGACCAGGTGATCTCGATCCCACTGGGCCCCGTCACGGCCGTGACCGGGATTACCTACCTGGACATGGCCGGCGCGACCCAGACCCTAAGCCTGACGAATGTCCGGGTGGACCTGGACGCCCGGCCGGCCCGGATCACCCCCGCCCTCGACAAGACCTGGCCCGACACGGCCGACCTGGTCGGGGCGGTCAAGATCACCTTCACGGCCGGCCCGGCGACCCCCGACCCGGGCCTGAAGCGCGCCGTGCTGATGCTGGCCGCGCACTGGTATGCGAACCCCTCCGCCACGGCCCCCGGCCAGGTCCCGGAGATCCCGCTGGGGGTCGCCGCCATCCTGATCCGCAAGGCCGCGCACATGATTGGATAACCGCCCCCATGTGGATCGCCTTCACGTCTGACTTCGACTGGCACCCCGAGGGTGCGACCTGG